CGGAAAGAATCAGATGCAGATGCAGCAGTGGGGCGAGTTGCTTCGCCACATGGGTGCCCTGCTTCGTGATCTTCGCGATCTTACAATGCACGCCACCAACCCGCTCGAGGCCGTTGTTCTGACGGCGATGGCCCGACAGGGACAGGACGGTCGCTACCGTCCCTACCTTCAGGGTCAGCTTGCGATCCAGGCGCCTTATTTCTATGACATCCTCGGCGCACTATCCGTTGAGGAGTTTCCCAACCCCGACCCGACGCAGCCGCCCTACAAGGCGCGCCGCATGTATGTCGAGCGCACGACTCAGTATGAGGCGGGCGAGCGAGTGCAGGGTCGTCTTGGGAAGATCGTAGAGCAGCAGCACCTCGGCGTAGAGGCGATGCTCGACATAGTGTTCGGCCCCCGGCCGGAACAGAAAAACAAGAAATAACAACACGGAAAGACAGAGAAAATCACAATGAGTACACTCAACTGGGGCGACCTTGTAAAGGACGCCGGAGACGTCGGCAGCTACGATCCGCTGCCGGATGGAGACTACGAGCTCCAGATCATGGAGGCCACCGCGAAGGTCTCTCAGTCAGGCAAGACCATGTTCGCCGTCAAGGCACAGGTTACCGTCGGGGCGCACGCCAAGCGCCTCGTGTGGGACAACCTCGTCGTCTCGAGCGATAACCCGACCGCGCTGGGAATCTTCTTCCGCAAGATGAACGCGCTCGGTTTGAACAAGGACTTCTTCGCGACTAACCCGAGCAACGCTCAGATTGAGCAGGCGCTTCGTGGTCGTCAGTTCCGCGCGCAGGTTGGCTCGCGTACCTGGCAGGGTCAGAAGAAGAACGAGATCAAGTCGTACTACTCGGTGGCCACGACCGCTGCTCCTGCTGCTCCTGTAGCTGCAGCTGCTCCGGCTCCGGCACCGGCTCCGGCTCCGGCTCCCGCCGCTGCTCCTGCACCGGCACCGGCACCCGCGCCGGCTCCTGCCGCAGCACCTGTTGCGGAGACCCCCGTCGCATCTGCGCCCCCCGTAGCGCCGTTCTGACGTAGTCACCCTGTAAGGTGGCAGGGGTGCGATCAGCACTCCTGCCACTTTGCATATACACAGAAAGACACATCTATGAGAATCCTAATGTCTGGGTTCACCGCTCTTCAGATAAACACTGACCGGCGAACCATTCAAAAGATCGACGTCCCTGCGTCTATCGTCAAGGCTCTTGAGGAGTGCGGGCACCAGGTTGACTGGCGACGCATCACTCCCGGTGAGGACCTGTCGATGTACGACGTCATTTGGGTCAACCTCGCTCCACTGAACTCTCTCAACGGGCGGCAGGGCGCGATGGGCGCACTCTACGCGCTGTCAAGCGGCATCCCCGCCGTTGGCTTCTTTGACGACTGGCAGTTTAGCTCGGTGTTCAACGCGTTCCGCGCGTTGGTGAGGCACCCGGAACTTCTTTACAAGTATCTGCTAAGCGGTCCACGCGGAGATGAGCCGGCTACGTACTTCAATATTGAAGAGGCGAATGCTGCCATCGAGCGCGTTCGCGCCAAGAGCCCCGAGGATGCCGACAAGTGCGCCGTTGGGCGATACTTCTTTCACGACACCGACGAGAACATTAAGATCTACGAGAGCAAGCTCGTGCGCACCGCCGAGGTCATGCTAGAGGAGCGGTGGTCCCGCGGTCTTGTTGCAGCATGTCCGATGTACTCGTTTGGCGATCGCTCTCTGGTTCGCAAGCGTATGCCCAAGGGCATGGGACCGATCGAGGCTCTTGACCCGAGCTCGACGATCTACGACATCCTCGCAACAACGGAGCCGAAGGATCCCAGCCTCAAGGAGCGCAAGTGGGTGCTTGGCGCGTTGATGCCGCACGACACCTGGCTGGAAAAGAAGAAGCCGGAGTGGCCCGTCGAGATCGTCGGTAGTCGCAAGCTGATCAGAAAGTTTGGCGGTCAGCGCTTCGACACCGAGGCCGACGTTCTTTCGTTCTACAACGACTACTGGGGCATTCTCTCTCCGCCGTATCCACACGCTGGTTCGGGGTGGTGGCGCAGCCGCTTTATGTACGCCGCACGCGTTGGCTCAATTCTTGTGACCGATAAGGGTGAGGGTGCGCCGCTGGGTGACCCGTACAAGCTTACGATCCGTCAGGTCGAGAACATGTCCGACGCTGAACTTGCCGCTGCGGCGCAAGCACAGGGGGACGCTCTTCGTCCTCACATGCCTGCCTACGAGACATTCGTTGAACACTGCAACCGCATCGTTCATCGCGCTCTTGCAGAGGATAAGGGTATGAAGATCAATCCAGACGGGACGATGTAAGTGGCAAGAGTCCTCATCACGGGGATGACGGCACCGCAATCTTCGCGAAGACTAAACAGTAGATCACTTGCATTCGCCGGCGCACTGTCGGGAATCATTGAAAGCGCGAAGCACCGCGTCGAGTGGGCTGAGCCTTCTGTCAACGTCTCGAAGGAAGATCTTGCGGGCTACGATGTCATCCTCATTGGAATAGCTCCGGTTCTTAGCGTCACGTCAAACAAGGCGTATGGCGTTCTGTGGATGCTGAACGAGCTTCGCGACGACCCGCGTGTTAGATACTTCGTCGACACGCCGGAGCCTACTCGGATCACGGCAAATCTTAGAGCCGTCGAGAAGGACTTCGACTCGCTCGTCAAACCCTTCTACTCGCAGCGCAAGCAGTACCGCGAGGTGGAATCGTCAGACAGCATCAAGTCAGCAATAGCCTCAAGCGTGTCGCACCTTCTCTCGTCCGAGTGGCCGACAACGCTGTACCCCGCAACACCTTGGGCGGACGACGGCTACGTCATCAACAGGCTACCTCTTGGCGCTGCCGCGTCTGTTGTGGGTATCCAGGTTGACTCCTTCTACGTCGCCGAATCGCTCAACAGGGTCAACTCCGACAAGGTAAAGCGCTGGTCAATTGACAGTGACAAGACAAAGTGGGCAAAGAGCACGATCAGCTCTCTTCAGTACCCGCACGTGGCGATGAAGAAGAACAGAGGCTCGACGGACGATGCAGTCTTTGTCGAGATTGCCAGATCAGTCGGATCGCTGCTCAGCCCAACGGTTGACGGCGCCGTGTGGTGGAGTCACCGCATCGCTCAATCTCTCAATGCGGGCACGCCAGTTGCCAGCGACTGGCGCGTGACGTCTCGCGTGGGAGGTTCATGGTCTCATCTTGCCGCAGGTATTGAGGAGATGTCATACATTGACATGTATGAGCTATCAGCTTCTCAGAAGTCAGAGTACATCGATTCTCTGCCTTCTCGAGATACAGTAAAAGAAATCATAGAGACATCGTTAGGAATACAGAGATGACTACACTTTTCAATCAGTGGCTGGAAAAGACCCGGCAGCTTCAAAGCGACGTCTACAACGTCGACTACCCGACGCTTCTAAGCGACACGCCGGAGGGGCTCAACACCCTCATCGAGTACATCCGCTGGAACATGCTCGCGATTGACGACGAGCTTGCCGAGGTTCGCAAGGCAATCTCGTGGAAGCCGTGGCAGCACGATGACCCGTATGCCGACCGCAAGGAAATCGTCAAGGAGTGCGTGGATGTTCTTCACTTCGTGGCAAACATCCTGTGCGCTGCCGGCGCGACAGACGAGGAGCTTGACGCCGAGTATCTTGCCAAGATGCAGAAGAATGCAGACCGCCAGCGCAATGGCTACCGCGTTCTTGACTCCGGCATGAAGTGCACGCGATGCTTCAGGGCAATGGACGACTACGACGTCTCCTCGTGTGCAGACTCAATGTGCCCGGAGAAGTGATGGCTTCGTTCAAGGTCGGAGACATCGTTCGCGTCAAGGACGATGCATACTCCGAGAAGGAGGTCTCGAGAATCCACAACGGGCGAATCTGCCAGGTGATCGAGATCAGCGGCGGCGACATCGTCGTGCGATCAATTGACAAGCTCGAGCCGGTGCTCGAGAGGACATACCATTCTCCGTACGTACTAGAGATTCAGAAGGGAATCGCACTATGAGAGCAAACATTGAATTTGAGGTATTCGGCGAAACTGTCGATCTTCTTATCTCCGAGGCCAAGCGGTCCTGGCGTCAGTTGACAAACAATCCAGACGCAGAACTTCCGCATGACACCGAGATCAACGTCACTCCTCATACGGCGAGTGACTACAAGGCAGCGGTGTTCATTCGCATGAAGGTCGAGAAGGATGTCGAGTAAGAAGCTTCCGCGTCACGAGTGCCTAGACGAGGCGGCCCGCATTATCGCGGGCGATCGTGACAAGCAGTACGGCGGGCCGGAGGACAACTTTCTTCGCATCGCGCAGATTTGGTCGATCATTCTTGGCGTCAATGTTACCCGTGAGGACGTCGCGATGATGATGGTTGGGGTTAAGGTCGCTCGCTACGCCTCTAAGTCCGGGTTTCAGCCAGACACGTGGACTGACGTTGCAGGCTACGCAGGGTGCGGTTACGAAGTTGGTCTCCTCGAGGCTGAGGAAAAGTAGAACCGCCTGGTATAGTAGCAATTCTGCTAGGCTGATTGAAGGTAGGTAATAGCAATGTCAAAACCGACATTTATTGACTGTAATGGGCTGGCTGGATTCATGAGCTACGGCTTTGTCCAGTCCGGTATGGAGATGGAGTCTCGGACGGGTACGCTAAACTTCGGCAACCCCGTCGCTGAACTCAACCGGCATCTTCTTGGAAACAACTGGGAAGCGTTCTTCTCAAACGATGAAGACGAGTGGCCGGTACAGAACGCCGATGTCGTTCTTGGTTGCCCTCCTTGCTCTGGGTGGTCGGTGTGGTCTGGTCCCGCGAATCGCGGCCCCGATGCTGCAGCCCACGAACACACGCGCGCATTCATGCGCTACGCCGCGAAGGTGAAGCCGAAGATGATCATCTTCGAGTGTGTGCAGCAGGCCTACACGCAGGGGCGCGACGTCATGGTGAAGTACCGCGACATGGTCGAGGATCTGTCAGGCAAGGAGTACGACCTCTACCACGTCAAGATGAACAACCTCCAGGTCGGAGGATTCTCTTATCGCCCGCGATACTTCTGGACCGCCGTCGAGAAGGGGATGCCGTTTGGCGCCCAGGCGATCGCTCCTGAAGAGATGCCGACGATCATGGACGTCATCGGTGACCTCGAGCACATGGAGATCACATGGGACTCGCAGCGCTACTCCGACAAGCCGACCAAGTTTGTCGAGCACCTTCGCAACCAGAGCGGCTCGGTTGACGGTCACATGGCGAAGAGCAACATGAACTCGGTGCGCATCAACGAGATCTTCGACGTTGTCGGCAACGACGGTTGGCTCCCGATGATGCCTCTCAACGACGCACTCAAGGCGGCGGTTGACAAGAACGGTGGCAAGTTCCCACAGAACTGGGAGCCGCTCTCGCAGAAGATTCTTGACAACGAATTCTACATGGGATTCTCGATGCCGTCCCGATGGGATCCGGGTTCGTGGGCGCACGTTCTCACCGGTAGCGCACTCGACCACGTCATTCACCCGACCCAGCCGCGTACAATCACTCACCGCGAGGCTGCTCGTATTCAGGGTCTACCCGACGACTGGCAGTTCTCCGAGGCGCGCGGGTACTCCGCGCTCTCCTCGATCTGGGGTAAGGCAGTTGCATCGCAGGCCGCGAAGTGGATCGGCGACGCGACGGTAGCTGCGCTCAACGGGCAGCCCAACGGACCAGAGGGTGAGAAGATCGGCGATCGTGAGTGGCTGGTGGACACCGACAAGGGTTTCAGCCGTCACTTCGCTGCCCGCAACTGGTTCCCCAACAAGGCCAACTACTCCAAGATGAAGGTCAGCAAGAAGTCCTTTACCTGACGGGCTGTCTGAGATGATTACGCTTTGTCCGTCCTTCTGTTGTATAATGTTGATCAGCGACATAAGGACGGACAATGCAATCATTTCTCACCAACACGCAATCATTCGAGCTGACCGCTAAGCATCTCGACAATAAGCGTCTCCACAAGCAGACGCTCGAGGCATGGCAGTGCCTACTCACAATGTGCGAGCTCGATCCCGAAGGCAACGACCGTAAGCCCAAGGGCTGGTCTAATCATCCGGTGGTCAAGATGTGGCGCGGCCACGAGACGCTGCTCGTTTCATATATCTCGGCCACGTACTTTGAGTGGCTCGATCGCGGCTACAAGTCAACCCTGCTTGAGAAGACATATCGCACGTACGACCTCGCCGTTCAACTCGGCCGTATCTCGCCGGAGCTTACCTTCCCATCGTGGATGCTCGACGGGGAGTACTTTGCCAACCTGTGCTCCACGCACCGTACGGCGCTGCTGGTCAAGAACTACGACTGGTACCGTCAGTTCAACTGGGCCGAGGACCCTGGCCACGCGCCAGCCACCTACGAATACCTGTGGCCGCATCAAGACGGCTACGCCGCCGTAGCGTAGAGTTCATTCCTGGCGGCTTGGGAGCCGCTCAGTTGACCGCAAGACCTGACAGGGTAAACTCGGCAATAAGTGTCTTAGAGCGGCTCTGAGAGCGTATTAGCGGTATACAATAAGCTCTACCATGCGTGATCTAAGAACCGGCGAGTGCCTGTGGTCTGAGTGGAGTGGCGACGGGCTTGACGCCTATTCATCGAGCACGGTGTTCTTTACAGAAGGCCACGTTGACGTTGAGCACGAGCTGGTTCTTCGCGCGCTGGCATCCGCGCTTCAGCGCGACGGATCAGCCGTCTCTCTTGGAGACGGATACCGCCTTGCGGAGCGGGCAACGGTGGATCATGGGTATGCGGGCTACGTTGATGGTGACATTACGATGGCCGTATGCGACGAAGATGGAGAGACACGAGAAGGTGACGAAGTTGACGAGGTTGTGGAAGTAACCTGGGTCATCTTCTAATGTTCCTAAAACTGAACGACGTTGAATGGCATGAAAACGCAGCGTGCGGTAGGAAGGAGAATAAGCCTATCGCCTCATACTTCTTCTCAAACGTTCTCAAGGAGAAGTACGACGCCAAAAATCTCTGCTACTCCTGC